GAAGAAGGTCGAAAGTATCTTAAAATCATGCAAACTGACACCAGCGGTGGTGGTGCTGTTCATGCCTTCGTTGATAAAAAGACTGGCGAACTTTACAAGGCAGCATCCTGGCGTGGACCTGCTAAAGATGTACGTTTCGATCTGCGTTTGATTCAACAACGTGAATGGGTTCTTGAAAACTGTGACTGGGCAGGAGGTTATCTCTACAAATGATGACTGCTAAGGAAAAACTTTTATTCGTAACATCTTTCATCTGGTTTCTTCACTGGGGCACATGTCTAGCATCTATCATTCTGGATACGGTTATTCTAAAGTCCTCTGTGAGGATGTTACCAGTTGGTTTCTGAATGAGTTTTTCCCACGTCACAAAATTGACGTTGAGATAGTTCATCGCGGGTTGAAACGTGATCAGGTTGTTGGATATTGTGACGTGGTAGGTAGATCTTATCGCCCACGTCACTTTCTTATTGAACTTCAGACCCACATGGAGGAGGAGTTGTATATAAAAACCCTTTTGCATGAGCTGACCCATCTGAAGCAGTGGGTAGACGGTAGACTGCGCTTCCGTGATGGAAAAATGAGATATTGTCAAGAACCCGTGGAAAACTACGACTATGAGGACCAACCACATGAGATTGAGGCAAGAGAATGGGAAACAATGCTATATGATCGCTATCTAATTGATAAACAAGGTGTGCCAGCCATCGCACCGTCCACTAATTTTGGGAACCGCTTGCGGGCTCCTGTATAATATCAAAGTATTCAACGGACACCGATGACTTACGAAAACCAAACCCGTTCCGATGCCCACGGCGCTGCACGTTCGGGACAACAACGTGAACAAATGCTCCGTGAGTTCTTTGAAGATAATGGTTTCACATTCATGAAAACCAAGAAAGAATGTGAAATGTATGGTGTTGCTTATGATGGAACTATTCGCCACCCAGTTCCTGAAGAGTATGCAGAATGTGGGTTCAAGTATTTCCTCACTGATGGATATGTGCTTGAACTTGATGCTGTTATCGAATTGAAAGGTGGTGATAAGAGTGGCACTACTGAAGAGAAAGTGTTCTTCGATCTGGAGAAACTGCGTGATGGTTGCTATGGTTCTTGCACCGTACTTTACATCACTGAAGGTAAGAAAGAAACCGATAAGTGCACCAAGTTGTTCACTCGCAAACTCCTGAAATCGCAGGAGCGTGGTGATATTGCTGAGAACGTACATGTTCTCCCTTATTCACAACTTACCCAAGAAGTTCTGGTGGAGGTTGCAAAGTAATACAATATCTGTTATACTCTATAAATTCTGCACATCACCATGAAAACTAAGATTCAACCTCTGTTCAAGTGGACTGGTTCTAAACAACGTATGATGCAGCAGTATGCTCCACACTTTTTTCCTGAGCAGAACTTCACACGTTTCGTAGACTTGTTCGCTGGTGGTCTCACAAACTCTCTGTGGGTTTATGAGAACTATCCTGACAAGGAGTTTGTTATCAATGACTGGAATGGTGAGTTGACATTGTTGTATGCAACTCTGGCAGATGATGTTGATGGTGTGGTTGCAGAGTGGCAGAACTGTGTAAACAAGTGGTTGAGTCTTGACAGTGTAGATGATAGAAAGAAATACTATTATGAACTGAGAGAAGTATATTGTCACGACTATATCGGTCGCTCCGATGTATATGTGTGTGCCCTGCTATTGTTCATGTTGCAGGTCAACTTCAATGGTATGTGGAAAGCATACAAAAAGTGTGGTGAGCGTTACTCTACACCACCTGGAACATGTCTACAAAAGCAGGCGTTCTTTGACAGGCAAAAGATATACAAGGTAGCATCTTTCCTTGAGAAAGCAACTATCTGCAATGGTGACTTTGCATCTATCACACCACGTTCTGGTGACTGGTTGTATGCTGACCCACCATATCGTGATAGTATTGTTCTCTATCAGGGTGGATTTACTGAAGAGGATCAAATACGCCTGGCAAAGTATCTTACAGAGTCTGGATGTATGTTTGCCTACAGCAATAAGCATATCGGTGATAGTTTCTATGATGATAACTTCGCTGGATGTAACATCCTGGATATGGATGCAAAGTACACAGCAGGGCGAGGAACGTCTACATTAGATGTAACTGAAGTATTGGTGACCAACTACCAACCAGTTGGCAAACCGTCCCACAACGCCTTGGAGGACGCTCTGGCTACCCTATAATATGTTCATACCAAGGGAGACACCCCATGATCACCAACAAAGCATACATGATCCGCATCATGAAAGATTGTGACGGTGCCGACAAACTGAGTCGCACTGAAAAGTTTGAGGTGTTCTGCAATGTTTGTGATAATATGTTAAAGGAAGGCAGAATGACTAAAGCAACTCACAAGCGTTTCACGGAGATCTGGTGACAGTTGGGGAAGTGGCACAGCACCGCTTCCCTGACCCGCTCCATGCCCTATAATAAGTTCATCGACAGGGAGACACCCCATGCAACTGACCAACTCCGCCACCATCGTTGACTTCTTCCCTGAAGCGTTCATCGCTGAAGCATGTGAGAAGAAAGGCATGAAAGTTACCATCAAACGTTTCGTCAAGCGTGTTACTTTCCGTGCTAACGGTATGCGCTCCTACAGCACAGTTCTTGCAACTGACGCAGAATATGAGTGGCAGCAGCGTATTGCTAAGGGTGCAACAGTTACTGGTTTCAACACCGACAAAATGCCCCGTTCTGAGTATATGCCCTGCTTCTGCTGATGCTATACTTTCTTTCTATCATCGTCATCATTATTTCTCTTTTCTCATGAACCGCCAAGAACTGATGGAAACCTACATCGAAGAAATCATCGATGGTATGGATCACAAGACGATGTATCAATATGTTTGGGATAACCTTTACGATCATCTGAACAAGTATGATGAGGAAGAACTGGTGGAAGAAGTGAAAGATTACTACCCACATTTGTTGGAACCCAGCATCAGCGAACTGGAAGCAACTGCATCTGATTATGGAGTCGGTAAGTGATGAAGAACCTGCATCTTGAACACCCAGAAGATACTATCCTGAATGGTGATCTTTCCGTACTTGATTGGTTTGAACACAAAGCATTTTGGTCTGTCAAAATTGATGGAGCACCTGCTATTGTGTGGGGTAAGTGTCCTGCTACTGGTGAGTTCTTTGTAGGAACTAAGAGCGTATTCAACAAAGTAAAGATAAAGATTAACTACACACATGAGGACATTGAGCGCAATCACGAGGGACAAGTTGCTGATATTCTTCATGTTGCCCTGGAGTGTCTTCCTTCTACTGATAATATCTACCAAGGGGATTTCATCGGCTTTGGAGGAGACAATGTGTACCAACCTAACACCATCACATACGTCTTCGATGAAGTAATCACTGAGCATTTCATCATCGCTCCACACACTCAATATCACATTGATGAGGAGATGGAAGAACTGTGTCTGCGTAATACTATCGCAACACCACTTCTGTTCGACCTGGATGATACTGAGAAGTGTAAGTTTGTGAAACCCAAGGTGTTCACAATGGAGGAGGATGATATTGCAAATGTCTGCTGGTTTGCCCGTCAGATGTCTACACTGTGCAAATTTGTAGATGATAAGAAGGCAGCACTTATTAAGAAAGATATAAACTCTTGTATTCGCTTCGGTTTGCCTATCAAGGATGATGACTTTGACTGTGACCCTAACCTCATTCGCTTTTGGAAGTTGATTAAGTCTATCAAGGAGGATTTGCTGTTTATGTGTGAGAATGACGGACCCCGAGCGTATATCAAACTGAAAGAGATTGATGCTGAGGGTTATGTCAGAGCGAATGGCAAAGGTTACTACAAACTTGTAAATCGTGAGGTGTTTTCTTATGCAAACTTCAACAACGGTAAGTTTCAACGTGTCACTTCCTGAACTGGTTTACCAGTGGGTCATGCACCGCCTAGGTGCTGTATAATATCAAAGTATCAACAGAGGTTTTATGACTGAGTTTACAGACGACCAACGGGTTGAAATGATTGAGAACCAAGTTGAACACATTATTGCATTGTGTGATACTTATGTGGAGAGTGGAGAAGAATCTGATATTGATAATGTTCGCGCACTGTATGAAGAATATGGTGAGTGGATTGATACATTTACTGGTGTAGAAGATTCGGATGAAGAATATACTACCGCATGGGCTCCGAACATGATGGAGGTGTGACACCCTAGGAACTGGACCACGGGGCGGTGACAGACCGCTCCCATGCCCTATAATAAGTTCATCAAGCAAAGGAGAGCATGACCCGCGCCATCGACCGCCACCTCTCAGTTCCTGAGAACCGCATCAACTATGCTTTCTACTTTCTCCACGGTTTCTCTTATGAGTTTGTAGACTACAAGAAGTGCTACGATAGCATTTCAAAGTGGACTGATCAACTTGACACCTCTGAGGCACATTACTGATGACTGTAACCACTGCAACTGCTGCTGACTGGATTGACTTCTGGGAAAACGAAATGACTTCTTCTGTTGACATGAACCAAGAACAAATTGCTGCAATGCTGACTGTTTCTGAAAACATTCAGGAAGGTATTGAGGTTGCTGGCGAACTGTGGGAACTGAGCGACTTTGAAGTTCAAGCCCTATGTGGTATCGTCGCTGACGCATTTGCTGAGCAGGGTATCAAGATGGAGGCGCTGGTATGAACACCACCACCGCAGAATATCTGGTTTCAGTGAGAACTGACGAAGGCACATTGTCAGTGTTTAGAACAATGCCCACACGCCCTAAGACACAAAAGGGTATCAAGTCCCAGAATGATAAACTGGAGAAGTGGGCAATGGAAAAGTATCCCAACTGGCAAGAGATCAACATCA